CGGACCTTCTTCTCCACCGCCTCCTCCACCGCCTCCCCTAGACGCTCTACCCCTACCTGATCCTGATAATGAGGGTTGGAACTTCATAAGCTCTGATGATATAGGATTTACTGCATTATAATCAGGCTTCTCCCATGGTTTTTTCATTGCTATATTTCCTTCGGGAGTTCCTTGAACTGGTGATCCGTCTGCAAGAGTGTAGGGTGGTATTTCACCATATGTTGGTACATCTGAATTCTTATTGAAGTTTGCTCCTACCTTAGCCATATAATCAGCACTTTCAGCAGGTAAAATACCTCCTGATTTATACTTAGCCATATTTGGACCTCCTAAGTGGTAACCTAGTATAGCATCACCTACATTACCATATTTCTTGTATTCCTCAGCCATAAGATCTCCTGCAACATCCACACTTCTGGAAATTGATGTTCTATCAGCATCTGTCATTCCTTTTTCTCTGGCTGTTGCATCGATTATCTGAGTTGGGCCCAGTGCAGTAGATGCAGGGTTCTTAGCGTTAACACCATAAGGTGGATTCTCACCTGCCATTAAAGCAGGAAATGCATCTGCCGGTAGTTCTGGGTGTTTTTTGTGTGCAGCTTCAAATGCTCTGATGTATTCGTCCTGTTGATCCTTGGTTATATTTTTACTCCTAATGTCGTCAATATTCTTTTGCGATAAGGTGCTTCCTGGCTCGTTTGTATCTACTCGTCCTAATTCCTTCAAGGAATTACGATCATAGATTATTCCTGTTTCTCCAATCACTTGACCGGGTTCTCCTTCAGTAACATACTCACTAATTCCATCCATATGAAATCTTGTCTTTGCTCCTGTTTTTACTTGAGTTGTTACATATCCCGGAGGAATAAGCTTTCCAGATGTTGGGGATTGCCCCTGTACAGCTGGTAAACCAACCTTAGTCCTGTACTCAGCTTTCATCTTCTTAATGTATCCGCTGAATCCTTTTGATTCTTGATCTTCATTGCCGGGTTTCTTTGATAGTGCTTCTTGAGCTTGTGTTTTCTCAGGTTGCCCATAGATATTCAGGTCTTTGGCAGACATTGGAGTTTTATTCTGAATATCTGTAGTTTTAATCATTTTATCTACATCATTTGCTACCTGTTTTATCGTGTCAGCTCCTAATGCTTCTTTGGTAATCCTTGCTACTGAAATATACTCAGTTTTATTCTGGGCTGCATTGATCTTACCAAGATTTGCTTCATCACTTACAATAGTTTCAAACTTATCCTTTAGAGCTTGTGATAGGCCTCCTTCTTTAATTCCTTGGTTTACAAGGATCTTTAATTTCTGAACTTGAGCAAGTTGGGCTTTTACTAGATCATTCTGAGCCGAACCTTTTAATGCTTCCTCTACAATATCCAGAGATTGCTTAATATGCTCCACTCCTTTTTCTCCATAAGAAGCTTGCACATCTGCTTTAGATATGCCTAGTGCTCGTCGTATATTATCTAAATCTGACATATTATTGCTCCATTGCTGTGATCATTGTATTATACTCCGGAATTGTAAGCTCAAGGAATGACATATAATCTATCTTGGATGATATGCTTACATATCGTTCCATCAACACCGAGATTTCAGAGCTAAGCATTGATCCATCAATCTTTACAATTACCTTCTTCTGAACTCCACATGAACATCGACATTCCTTTTCAAGCATTGTTCCGTGAAACATACACTTATTAAAGAAATCCACAACATAATATAGCATTAAATCGGTATTTAAAACCTTGCTTATATTTTCAAGTGTTATTGGTAACCCAATACTTAAACACACCTTTGCATCCTCTAACCTATCGTTAAAAGTATCATCATCTTCAGATGCATACTCGAGAGCTAACTCTTCTTCATAGGCAGTGAGTACCTTAATTGTGTACTTTTGTTTGTTGATGGTTATCTTCTTGGTGAGGTTCTCTTCCTTCTTAAGAAATACAGGCTGTAAAGTTCCAATAGCAATTTGCTCTATCACTCTTTTCTTACAAACTGGACAATCGTATCCAAACTTTATAACATTTAGAGTTACAACTGAAATGGCTATCAGAAATAGGTAGTCCCGATCATAGTGAGTTATCTTCTTTAGAACTTCAGGATCTTCAAGCAATAACCTGAGAAACTCGTTCTTTCTAATTCCTGAAATCTCTGTTAAATCTGGAGCCTTGCGAAGATCAGCAATTCTAGGTTGTCTTATACCCACTGATACCACGCCTGTTTTTCCTGCGGATGGTATAATTATTTTCATGTTATTCCCCCGGCAACAGTTGAGTTGCGTTTATGTTTTCTCTGTTAGTTTGCTCTACTGTTATTACCTCAAAGAAGTAATCTTCATAGTTGAATGAAATGTTAAACATCAGCAATCCTGAGGATAACTGAGTTAAATTTGACATAACCGGTCTGGTAACGGCTACGTTTAGAAATGTATGTCTTATTTTGTCTTGTTCTGTTGCATAAGCTGAGGAATCAAACAAGGTGTTAACTACCACTACTAACGCTGTACCCTTATTAAACCTTAGTCTTAAAGTTCCTGTATCGGTTAGCTGATCGTCATATATCCCTGTTTTGTTTGGATCATCTTTTGCAGTACCCGTGATTGGGTTGTAGAACTTGTCAATGTCTTTTGCAAGGAATGTAGCAGTAATAGGAGCATTAACCAAGAACTCAGCTGATATCTTACCTCCTAATTCATCAAGGTTTTTAAAAGCGTGACCTTGAGGTGGAATGGACACCGATACCAGTGGTAGTTTCTTATTAGATTTACCTCCAAACTCTGAATTTACCCAGAAACAGTCAAAATCACACTCTACCCAAGGAGTTCGTGGTCCTAACTCGTAAATAAAATTGGCGAATTCCTTATTGAATAGGTTCATTAGAGTATGTTTATAGCTCCTACAACAGTCGCAGCACCTGCAGCGAGGATTGCAGCTTGAGCCAATGAAATTGTACTTTCTTCTATCATGGAGTACCTAAATGATACATTCCACTTCCAAACTTCTAGAGGTGTCCCTGAATTCAGATCAACTGCAGCACGTTCCTTTAACCAAACATCATGTAAGGTAACTCCAGGCATAGGAATCATACCTAATCCTAGAGGGTGTATGGTAACACTCTTAGTACGGATATCCATTGGAGTTGCTGTGTTTCGCACAAGTTCTCTTTTGACCATGTGTAGAACAGATTCTGGCACCTTTACATTCCACATACCATCGATTAGTGGCACTGTTGGTCGATAAACAAGTCTTCCCTTAAACGGAATAGCGACCTCCCCCATTTTTATAGATGGATAGGAAGTCGCTTCAACCAACACAGAAACCAGAGGTAAGAATGGGACAAAGATGATCAGAAAATGAGCAACACTTTGAGGAGCAGGATTCGCTACCTTAAATATCGCTTGTTTATAGCTCATTCTTTATTTTTTAATGATATTGTCTTCTTGCCAATCGTAGTTAAATGATATGTCCCATACCCAGTTTGTTGTTTGAGTTGCATTACTCATAGCAACCGGCTCTTTTCCTACAATCCAGCAACCGTGAAGAGTTACAGAATACAATTCAACATCTTGCAGATCACGAGATACTACTTCGATCTCAGTTTTAATGACTGGAATCAGTAACCCTGAATGCTGTTGCCAAATTGCACCTTTCTGCTCAACTGCTTTCTTGAAGACCAAAGCACTTTCCGATTCAGGAATTTGACAGTTCCATTTGCCTGATGTTTCGGGCATTGCAGGATATAGGATTGTCTCACCTAAATAGTGCAGAGTGTATTCTCTCATTTTCTCAGTCGGGAATGAGGCGGCTTGAACGAGAACTTCCAGTCCCTCAAGAAGCTTACCGGCACGTATGATGAAATTATGGGTGTTTTGAGGGTTACCTAGAACCTTCGCAAACTGTGCTTGTTTTGTACTCATTATCCAATTGTAATTTGAGTTGTAGTGTCAGAAGCTTTAATATTGATATGCACTCTTTCAATGAGTTTATAGAACCATAGATCAAAGTCAATCACCAACCATTTACCACCTTCAGTGGCAGCATCAGTGTTATTGTCACCATTACAGATACAAACAGACTGTGGTTTTAGGTTTTCTATTCCGATCAACTGATCCAGATATGATTGACGATCAAGTTGGATCATCGCACGCTTGGTCGGGTTGTTTGATGTATGAATTACAGCATCAGCAGTTACCAGAGTAGATTTCAACAACAGTGATACAATCCTCATTACATTTGACAATGCGAAATAGGATGCTTTGCGAGTGTGCAGAGTTCTGATCCCAAACATTTGTGCTCCTACTGGAGCAGAGTAAATTGAGTTTACACTGAAATTGTCGTGTAGATCCAGCACTTCTGCAAATGTTAGTGAGTCAGTTAATGTCGCAGGATATGCCCCGTATGTCAAAGCAGAAGGAATCTGGTTTGGACCTGCATCTTTGCGAACAATAGCATACCGACCTGCAGCTGGACCTACTCCATCATGAATAACTTTGCGACCTAAGAAGTTCTCAACCGCACGTGCAAAACATGTGATACCAAACTTGGTTGGTGTCATCAAAGCTACAAATGTTTCCATATCAGCCTGAGCAAAAGTCTCAGATAATGGATATCCTACAATGCCAACACAGTTTGACCGTGCTTCAGCTAAAGCAAGAACAGCTTTGTTCAGATCTTCAGATGAGTAAGAAGCTACAACAATTGTTGCATCACTGTAGTCTGTAGAAATCAATATCTTTTCATAGATATCAATTAAGTTCTGTTCAGTTGTATCTGTTTCTGCCCATGGTAGACCATCAACATCAGCAAGTGCAGTTTCAAACTGTAGGTCGGCAGGGCCTCCTGTTCCAAAGTCAGTTGCAATGAAGGCTTCATCAAACTGTACATGCCAGTATTCTGATTTGGATACCATTAGATCGGTGATAAAATCAAACTGTCCATCAGTAGCATGACCGGGTGTTGGAGAACCTTCAATCTTTTCCAAAGTGGTTGGATCCGTAGTAACATCAATGGTTTCAATTGTTATTGACCGACCATCAACATTTACAGATGCAGTGATATCATTAAATGTTATCTTAACTTTTAACTTGCGACCTGCATTCAAACAGTCCATTACTTTTGGATGAAATCCGGGATATTTAGCGTGAAGAATATAATCTCCAGCCAACTCAACAACAGTTGCTGATTGACTCAATGGAAATGGTGTTATACCAATGTGTGCATCATCAACATAAAGGTATTCAGCAGTACCTTGTGCTCGCACTATCTCAACAGTTGGTATACCATACTTAAGCATCATGTAAGCCTTGAGATAAGACTGAGACAAGATAGTCTTAGGATAGAATGTGTCAATTGTTGCAGCGGTTACTCTTTTTATTGCTCCGACAGGACCCCAGAAATGGGCAATAGCGATTGCAGCCATATCAGCTCCTTGCTGTGGAGTATAAAGGGAATTGTCCTGAAAATCAATTGTTACTAACTCTCTCATATCATGTTTATTTAAATTTTAAAGCACAGAAGGTGTTATTTTTGACCATCCTTTAGAGCTTTTAACAAACTTTGCATTGGCTCCGTTAATGTTAATTGAGATTCCTTCGATTAATCCGTCAAAGGCTGTTGTACTTCTTACAATTGGAATCCAAGATTTAAACTTTAATTCCACATACCGCAACTGTCCTTTAGGATCATTAGAAGATCTATCTTCTTTCAAATCTATATATAAAATTCTAGCTCCTATCGGGATCAACTCATTATCATAAATTACCTGTATGTAGGAATTGTCCTCAATAAAATACCTTGTGTTTGCTTGTAGTTTGACTGTATCAACTGATTTCTCTACATACAGCCTTACGATGTACTCAAACTCATTAATAAAGTATTTAGTTGAGACTGCTCCTTCTTCAATATCAATTGACTTGGTTAGAGTTTGGTTATCATCAACTCTCTTGAAAATAGCAAATGGGAATACCTTGCTCTTACTCATATACTGGTAAGCTTCAGCATCCTCTCCCCATATAACCAGAGAGTTGTCCGGAAGCATCTTCATGATCCAATCACTCAGAGCAAGTTCGTAATCCCTAAGCATATTTTTCTACGTTTATTAGTACATCTGTTATATCTGATACAGGGTCTAGCACTAGTGTTATAACACCTGCATTATTGATCCACTGATTAGGATCATGCACTCCATTTACAGTATTTAGTAAAGTGTCTTTTATTCTCCATGTAGTTGAGGGTGTCATTACATTTGCTACCCTTACAAACAATCCCACTGTCAACTGTTTATTTTTACCTTCAACTCTTGCTCTGGTTGCTAATCCGGTCAACACCTTAGTTGTGGCTTTCTCTCCATTAAATTTGTATGATAACCATAGCTCTGGCATCGCTAGCTCAGATACTACTTTCATCTGTATTGGGATCACTGTGGATAGTGGTGTGAAGGTATCTCTTTCATTGTATACCTTGCACTCAAGGACACAATCTGTGTTTCTGTTAATTGGTTTTACCTTGGAGATGGTGTAGAGAATGTTGTCTATGATGAACTGGTCTTCTGAGGTTACTGGTCTGTCAAGGTTTGTCTTGGTAAGAACCACAGTCCAAGGAATGATTTCTGTTGTATCTTCACTGAGGTCTTGAGGGGTATCCTCGTAATCGAAGTCAACATACTGCATGGCAGTAGACTTCTGAAATATGGCTTGTTTCCTGACTCTCAGGTATTCATGTGTTTCCACGTCACGGTAAAGATCTACATCCTTATCGTTTAAAATTACTATGATCTCTTTTACCAAAGGGTGCCTGGCTATCTTGATATCTGACATCTTCTGGACGAAACCATAAATAGTATTAAGACGAGCGTCGTTCATCTTTAGTCTTTTTAGTCATGTTGTACTTAACAAGACCTTTAGATATCTTCATAGCTGTCCTCTTCTTTTGACCTAAGGACTTTGTTTGTTTAACGGGAGTTGCCATACATTGAGAGTTCTGATTTTAATTCATTAACCTTAAGAACTGCAGCATCTCTGAAAGCTTTAAGATTCTCAAGGTCCATCTGACCATTATCTGCTTCGTACTTCACGGAGCCGAGTATTGTCAATTCTTTTGTAGCCATCTTCATAAAGACATAATTCTTCACATAAATGAGCTGATCACCTCTTAATGTATCCAAGTCGGTAAGTACTAAATTACGACGATACTTAACTCGGGATGGGTACATTCTCAGGTAAAGCATATTTGTTTCCCTGTCATAGTTTTTCTTGACATACCTGTTACCTTGGAATCCAAGATCAAGCTTCACAGAAATTACCTCACGGCAACCAACAGGCATACTGTTTACGTCACGAAGACATACTGTTGTTTCTGTTTTGTTACAGTCAGAACTAACTTCCTCTAACACAGTCTCTACCAATGTATCCAGATTCTCTATTGCTACCTGTCCCCAGATAGAAACAGAAAAAGGTATGGGATATTCCACCCATACCTTTTCTATAAATGTAACCATAGTGGCTAATTATTATGCAGTAACGAAAGACAATTTGGTTACTCCACCTTTCTTGTGGTATTTGTATGCTTCCATGCTCACCATAGAAGAACGTACAGTTACACCCAATGCAATTGCATCGGTAGGAACGATAGGCATGAATTCTCCTACATAGTAGGTAGCATCGTACCATTCAGTACCACGATAGGTCATGAAACCTTCGTCAGAAGCACGTTGTGGATCGTAATACACTTCGTAGCGGCCGATAGTACCAATTTTGCGAGGAGAGTTGTAACCCTGATCAGCAGTAACTGGTTTGAAATAGGTGTTAGGAAGTGACTCCAACCATGATTTCAATGCCATACCGGCAACGATCCGGTTTCCAGCCATACGACCAACGTTCATTTCGATAGCGTTACCAACAGCGTTCAACTGCAGTAAAACTTCCTGAACCCGGGTTTCAATGGTAACAGCAGTGGTTGGTACCAAGCTGATATCAATAACTTCACCGGCTGATCCATCAACAAATCCTCCAGCATAGTCATACATCTGATCAAGGATGTAACGGCACTGGTATTGGAAGATGATCTCCAAGACACGTTTGGTAGTGTCAACGCGAATGTCCTGACCGAACTGTTTCTTCTTAACGTATTCAGAGAAGATTGACCATTTGATTCCAAGAGCACGTGGAATTGCTTCCATGCTGATTTTCTCAACATCTTCAGTGATTGACGGGATAGTGGTTTCAACAGCACTTTCAATGTTCCATACATAATTCACGGAAACAGAAGTGATTGAACCTGCAGCAACAGGGCCAGAAATACCTTCGTTAATAACCAACTGACCGGTTTTCATGTCAATAGTGGCAAGAATGTCAGTTCCGGCACCTTTCTTGAAGTTGATCAAGTCACCAGTTACATTCAATACGGATAATACACCGTCCAATGCAGGAAGAGTAGAGTCAACAGTCAACAAGTATTTTTCAATGTTGTCACCTGTTACAACCAATGGATAGTAAGCCAATACAGCGATTGACTGATCAGTTCCATCATCAAAGATGAAGTCGGCAGTTACGAGAGCTTCACCGAAGATTTCACCGGTCGGATACCTTCCGCGGAGTACACGTTTACCAGTTGCAGTTTCAACAACTTCCCCTGCAATAGAGTCAGCTTTGTTGGTACCTACTAACAAACGAGAGAAGAACAGGTAAGCCAATGGGCGGTCCATAGTCTGCACGCAGATCAGGTCTTTCAATGGGAACTCAGGATACCAAGCTGTAACGATTGGCCAGAACTCCTGAACATAAGGACCGTAGTTGCTGGTTGTAATGAAGGCCTGACCTTCGTCAGCATCCGAGATCCTTTGCAGGTTGTCGAGCAACAGGGCGACATTCCCTTTATCTTCGATACGAGTCAATTCGGCAGAAGCGATCTCGTAGTACTCAGCAACTTTACCACCACCTGCGGTGACTTTGCTGATAGAGTCAGTGACTCTTTTTAACAAATCATCTCTTTTCATACTAATTAATTTTACTTATTTATAATTTCTTTCCTAATTTCAGCAACAAGCCTGTCCATATCAGAACATAAAACTTCTAACCGGGTAGCGTTTCCGGAATCTCTCAAGTGATACATCTCAAGCAGTTCAGTGAACCGTGGAGTTGACCTCATTGAGTCAGTCACTTTTGTCATAATGGCATTCTTCAGGTTGGGGTTGTTTGTAAAATCCCATGTGATGCAGACGTAGTTGTTTTCGTCCACATAGTCGGATACATTGTCCTTAATGAATTCACCCAGACCACGGGTAGAAACTCCAATCGGCACGCCTACATCACAAAGGGCCTTCATTGAATTACCTTCAGCATTGTTTAGTAATCCGAATACACCGTATGGTATATTCTTTTCAATGGATACACCAAACACCACATGTGATGCTTTCTTATAAGGAGTGCGGAGATATTCGTCATCGTCAACCGGGTGCTCAATCATACCGAGCATATCCCTTGATGCAATTCTGTCCTGAATAGATTCGTGGTTGATAACTTTCTTCCAGAAAGTATCTTTGTACCTGTACCCATTCGTTGATACCAGATTAACATTAGAAAGCGGTCCACGCACAGTTGGTACCATAGCGTTTCCTAACTCAATGCTGTCTTTCACTTTAAATAGTGCGGTATTAGCCAAAATTATCCTGTCCATAAGACTTGTAATTATCTTTTAATAACCCTATTTATAGAAAGTCTGTGGCTATTTTTCAGCCTTTTTAATCAGCTTGTCTTGCTCCTTCTTTAATTCTTTTACAATATGAGATGCCACAAATGGATAAACTTGCATGACTTGGAAAAGATGCTTACAAACGAATCCCTTCTGTTGAGGATTCCTTACCTTTGGTCTTCTAGTTTCTTTTTCAATACCGTAGCCAGTACGCCATGCGATGTATTTATAGCCCCAATAGAGGAATGCGGGGCAATTGCAGTTAACCTTGAGATTCGAGTCTCTAATTTCTTTTGAAACATTGATAGCTCTACCTGAGATATCAACGTCGTTGATATCAAAAATAACAATTCTCTGAGTCCAGATTGTTTTATGATCTGTCCCAGAGATTGTTTTAAACAAAACTTCTTTGTTTTTATAGAAGATCTGAGAGATATCAGTCCCATTCAAGGCACGAGCACGTTGCTGTACCTTTAAGAACGCTCTTTCAGATAATAACTTCTTGTATTGTGCCATTGTTATTCAACTGGTGCTTCTGAGGTTGCTTCTTCAGGTGCTTCTTCACCCGGGCCACCTGCTTCTGATCCAGGCACTTCAAACTCACTTAAGTCTGACGGTTGATCTGGTCCACCTGAACCAAAGTCTGCTCCTGCTGATTCACCAAGTTCATCTTCAGATTGTTGAACATCAGGTGCTTCTGAAAACTTATCATCAATACAAGCTCTAACAGCCGCAAGCCATTTAGAAACTGATAGCAGTGACGTTGAATTGCCCAATAAGCACTCAAGCATATCTACCTTGTGTTCAGCCTGCCCTTTGGTTTCAGATGTATTAATAACAAATTCATAGAACTCAGATGAGAAGTCACTGTAAAGTGTTAGTGAATTGACCACTTCTTCCTCTTCAGGTGTTGGCATTTCAGTCAACTTAAGCTTGACATCCTTGTTCTTCAACACTTCAATACCTTCAAGGTAGGCGTTTACTGTATCTTCCATCAACGATCTTACCTGTTTGATAAGGCGAGAGTAGCGGATATCGCCACGTATCATTGAAACAGCAGTTGCGTCAAGAGTTGTTGAGAAGTCAGCATAAGACTTTGGAAACCTCATACCTAAGAAGATCTTAGATAAGACGTGATCCAAGTCCATCATTTCCTTAATGTTGAAATCAGGAATGTCTGTGGTTAACTCAGGTTTTCCTTTTCCTCCTTTAGTTGGGAACACAGGCATTTCATCATTGAAATAGTCAGACAGTGTAGCTTCTTCTAATGATATTGAGTCTGCATTCAGACCATTACCTATGGATTCAGTTACTTCGTCAATCTTATCACCTTGCGACATACCAACATCAACAGTGATAAACCTTAGAATCCTAGCATCACGACGATAACGTTGAATTGCCCTCTCGATGAGCTGTAATTCCTTGATCGATGCATCAATGTTGGCTACCTGAATTGCAGTTGGCTTAATGGTATATTTTAATACCTCTTTGTTAGCAGATTCTGATTTCTTGTCCTTGCCTTGTGCCTCAAAATCACGTTTGTCCTCTTCCTTTTGTTCAGTTAGTTTGTTATCAGGAATGATCTCAAGGGATGCTTTGTTATAGTTGATAAATACAACTGCTCCTCTCAATTCCTTCTTCTCCTTGAAAACAATTACACGCTTCTCGTCAGTTAGATAGAACTCGAGTTCATCAGTTTCTGGAAGTAAATAAAGGTGGTTGTTCTTAACCTTAACGGAGTATACTGAGTATCCCAAAGATAGTAGATCAAAAGCGGCCCACTTAGAGATTGAGTTAATCTCTTTAGTTAGGTTTTCAAGCTTCTTACCAGACTCTCTTCGTAGTTTATCTGCATTCTGAGCATAAAAGGGCGAGTTGCCCATACAGATATCGTCAACTGTGATACCCATCACAGAGTTAATCAGTTCATGCTTTGCGAGGTACTTTTCACGTTCACGAGCGCCCCCTGCTTTACGCAGTCCAGCACCAATTGGGACGTTTAAGAACCTAGAAATTAAACCTACAATACCAAATACTCCACCGGCACTAGACATCTTTCTTACCTTTACGACGTTCTATTTCTTCTAACACAGAGGATCCGAACCTTCTGCGTCTCAGTTCTTCCTGAACAGAGGAAGCTTTTGGAATTACCCCTTGTTTTCTGTTATTAATCACGGCCTGCATCCGGGCTAATGAAATACTTGGTGTTGCAGGTACTTCAGTGGTTGGTTTCTTTTTCATATCTTCTTCAAGGTTTTCTTGTTCCTGAGCAGTTTCACCAGTTATTTCATCGATAACGTCAGAGTTATCAGAAACATCACTATCATCGGTATTAGTATCGACAACTGTTTCAGGTTCTGGTGCTTGAGGTTCAGGAACTTCAACAGATGAGGGAAACTCTTTGCCTTGATCCATACCGGGAGTTTCAAGGACTTGGATTTCTGGACAGACTGCAGGTACGTATACCGCGAATACCTTCCGAAGGATTTCATTCTGTTCATCCAAAGGCAAAACTTCAATGATCACTTTGATTCTGTCAACCAGAACCTGTTTCTCTTCGTCTGTCCCTATCTCCAATCTTCCTATAAGAATATCTGCTTTTTGTTGCTGTGTCAAGGGTGGTTTCTTGTCCACTGGCTTTGACTTCTTGTTGTCTTTTGTTGCCATAATAAATTCCGCTTATGTTTAAATGAATATATCAACTTAAGAAAATCCTAAACTTCTCATCATCTTTCTAACTGAATTACCACCCACTAAATTTATTCTATCACGATATAGCGACCCAATATCATTATCACCCAGTGAGCTTACTGTCTCGGATAGGAAAAATGATCCTACTAAAGATTGGAATAAGTCATCGGTAGACTTGTTGTTTCTGGTTATTCTTCGTCTCTTTAAATCGTGTTTAGCTTCCTCTATTTCAGTCTCGAGCTTCTTGATAAATAGCATTTGGAATCGTTCTTCAACCAGAGCTCTTATCCACAAGAGGAAGAATTCATCTGATGAGTCAATGGATAGACGAGTATCAACCAGATCAAGTTCAGCAAGAATCTCTTGTCTTATCCCTTTTGATTGATACTGGTCACTACCAAATGCTGATAGGTTTACAATCTCAGCCAGCATCACAATGAAATCCTTGATCTTTGATATCTTGGTTTCACCCGGGTAAGGTGGTGGGACTATTTCAAGTGTAAATACATGAGTATGCTTCTTAACACCATTAACTATACCGTCAAACCTTGTACATGATAAACCTCCTGCGTCACCTGATATTGATAAGTCAAGGAATATTGAGTGAGGTTTCTCAAGCTCGTGCATATTCTCCGGTTGAAGATAGTAAATCAACTGAACATCATCCTTATTAGAAAGCGTAACAATATTGTTTATAAACCATGGATGGATGTCTTCAACATAAGCTGTTCTAACCAGATCCATGTTGTGAACAAACTTGTCTTCTGATTGTGTTGCTACTCCAGAGTGGTTCTGTAATGCTAGATTGATATTCAATTCATACTGCTTGCGAAGTGATTCCGGTACCTTCTCAAAGAATTTATCAGACACAGCAGACATATCCTCCATATGCAGTTGTCTCAGGATTACACGCTTGTGATGTTCGTCCTTGATTATAATTGGTGACATCATGGTGGTACCAACAAAAACTTCGAACATCTCCTTAGAATACTTCTCTGGTTTTATCTTGTAACCTACTGAGGTTATAATCTTCACACTCTTTTCACCTTCCAGATCTCTCTTCCTCTTTTCCATAAATGAGGACTGATACGATGCAGATGATATCAGAATACTGATGGTGTTCATACCTTCACGGGTCATGAAACGGGTTATCTGCCTGTCAACTAACTGCTGATACAACTGTGTTACTTCTTCGTACTCTTCAACCAGACCTGAGCCTGTACCTGACCGGAAGTTAGCTTCATCTAAGATGAATGCCCAAACATTCAAACCAATCTGGTGGCCTTCTGCTGATGCTGAGTCAATCTCAAAGTCATAAGGAAGTTTAATTACAGACTCGAGTGCTTTATCACGTGGTGCGTTGTTCTTAAACCATGTTGAATGGTCAATCATAGATTTCAACTGCTTATAACCAGACTTCTCAGCCATCTTCAATGATACAGAGAAATAGATAATGTAGACTGGTGAGTTGTCCATGATACCTAGCCGGTAGCGAGGATCTCCATTCAGGAATAGTTTATAAAGGCGGTAGAGTAGAAAAGCATTTGAGGCAGTCGTATTATGATTTAGGACTCCCTGAGCAACAAAACGGTGAGTGCTTGGAACTACAAAATCATAAACATCTTCAACTGTGTGGGTGACATATTCAATCTTACAACAAACCTTGTTATCAATTACATAGTAGAACTTGTCAGAGTATTTAATCCGATCAGTTGGTGTTCCCTTCAAGAAGTCAAGAAATAGCTGTTTCGAGAACTCAGCAACTGTGATTGAATTAGTTCCTGCTTTATGAACTATTCCCAGTGAGGTTAACAATGCTGATACAAAATCACGTGACTCACTGGTGAATATCTTTAAACCTTTGTTAGACACTAACCCCTTGAGAAATGCTACCCGTACCTCAACTGATTCATTCAGGATGTCAAGATAGCTTATAGCGTTAATATCAGGATCGGTACACCTGTACACATTATCTACAATATTCAACTCGAAGCCGGGTTTCTCTGTCAATGATCCGTAATAACCATATAATACAGCGAATTTATACAACACACCTACTTTGAAAGCTCGCCTACTACAAATTGTGGACTGACCATAGAACATGATGCTATGGTTGAGAGGTACTAAATCTCCGATTGTCCAGTCTTTGGTAGCCATCATTGGACCTTCCATAGTCTGTATCTTGTGATTCTGTGTACCTGACACTGTCAATTTATTGCTTAGGTGTAGATTTACAACATCACATTTTGATTGTTCGTAGAAATGAGTTGTTGCCCTATCAGTTCCGTTGTGTTGCATAAGCATCACATCGTTTATTGGTCTCATTCCACCAAATTTATCCCCTGACACCAACTTCTTAAAGTACTCAATTGGCTGATATCCGTGATTTGATGCTACTCTACAGTGGCCGGGTATACATTTACCTGTACCAAGTGATCCGTCGAATAGGATTTCATTGATGTCATCTGAAATAGGGTTGAGCTCTTTCTTCCAAAACTCATATAAACCAGATAGCCCCATATAATCGGGGCTATCGCAAAATTCACGGAATGACACTGGTTTCTTGGACGTGAATAGGAAATTCTCTATCTGGTCAATGTGATTAGTCTTCGAAGTCTGATTTCTCGGTGTCAGGATCGGTGTCTGTGGATGTTGGTTGCTTGGCATCTTTTTCTGCTTGAATCTGTTTGATCTTATTTACAAAGTCGGTCTTTTCTGCATCTGTCCTGAATGATTTCAGGATGGATAAAAATGCTTTCTCCTCTTCTGACAATATATCGGATGGGAATAAATCCTTACCTTGTACAATCTTTCTCTGTAAGTCCAGTACACGCAATGCATAGCTTTGGATCTTTTCGTAGTACTCAAATAATTCCTTGAGTTCCATTGTTTCCACCTCTACCTGTAACTTCTGGTCAATTGCATTCTGTAACTTTTGAGATACCTCTTCAAATCCTGAAAGGGTTCTAATCAGAGCTTGCTGTCCTTGCACTAAATCCTGTGCTAAAGCTGTATTCAACAGTCGGTTGAATATCCCTACTTGCTCTGTGGTTGACTGTCCCTCCAGAACCTTCACTACCATGTTGGTCACTTGATTGTTATCCATAATTAATTAGGTCTTTTAGTAATTTATATAATACGTTTGCTACATTTGGTTCTGATGCTAAACTGAGCGGGAGGGGCTCTTTCTTTTTCTTTTCTTTGCACATTAACCATGTTAGTAAATCAACAACATCTTTTCTGGCTATTCGTTTAGTCACAAAGTCTTGTTCGCAGGTTAAGTACGGAATATATTTTTTACATCCCTCAGGAATATCGATCTCCTCACCAATGTTTTGATCATAACCTTTATCGTATTTGCGGGGAGCATCTTCAATACTTTTCTCTTTCTTCCAGCGGTAGATACAGTTTCCAATCTCATTCCTTGCTTGGGTGTAGAGATAGTTGTAAGCATCCTGACCGGGATTGAATCGGTGTCTGCGCTCTAACATTATCACAAAGACCTCGCCTTTCAGCTCAGAAAAGTCATTAAAGTATGCACCGGCATACTTATTAAGGCATATATTAATTACCTTGTAGACTTCTTCCAGATGCATCGCACCCATCAGATCTTCGTCAATCAAAAGGAACTCATACAAGAGCTCTTTGTCAACTACGTTGGAACCTTTCATTTACCGCTCTTAATAAGATTTCTACTCCGACTTCACTGTTCAATGCTTGTTGTGCAACTGGGGTGTAGAACATCTCAAAGATCTTTACAGCCAGTCCCTTTTGTCTGATGGTTGTTTCCAACTTCTCTGACGATAGGAATAGATTCTTAACCATCACAGCAGATGAATCCCTTATAGCACCTGATGTGTATTTCATTATCTCAGAAAGTATGTCTTCAATACTTTCATTCTTCAGAGATAAATACATGAACTTTCTTAAGAGTTGAAGAGGTGATCTAAGAGCTTCTTCACCAACCATCTCGAAAAGTTCTAATATTTGAAGAGCGTCCCTCATGTGACCGTTTGACTTAATTGAGAGGGTGTCAAGCTGATTCTCTGTTAAACTTATTCCTCGCTCAACTGATATAATTCTTACCTGTTCTTTAATAATTGCATGAGGAATTAGTCCTACTTCAAGAACACATGATCTGGATTTGATCGTGTCAATCACTTCATCGGTTGTACAAAATACCATGAATGTATTTGGAACCCCTTCTTCAAGGATCTTCAACAATGCAGATTGAGCTTGTCGTGAAGCAGTGTGAATTTCATCATAAACTAGAACTCTGCGACCCTTCACGTGGGATGAGAATACAGAATCCATCTGTCTGATGGCTTCAACTGACCCGACTCTGGTTGCATCATATTCAATATAATGTCTAGAGTTTACACGCTCTGCCTGTTTACAACCTTCACACTCATTGCATACATCATTAAGTTCAGCAAACCGTTCACAATTAACAGCTTTGCCAAAGATTCTAGCAACAGTGGTTTTACCTGAGCCCCAAGCACCCTTGATTAGGATTGATCTGGCAGCAATGCCTTCACTCTTGGCTAGGTGTTTAAGTACTGCAACTGGTGTATCTTGGCCCAGTACGTCGGAGAATTGTTTAGGTCGGTAATCGGTAGAAATCATTGTTTTGCAGGTTTACGTTTGTATACTCTCCAGCGGTATATCAATTCATCAAAGAAATGCTCACTAATAAACAACAGTCTCAATGAAGGGAATAACGACCAGAAACTCTCCTTTTTAAATTTCTCTTGCGTGCGTCTTAACTCAGCATAGTAAAGTTCCTTCTCTGCTTTTGATACCTTTACAATACCTGACTCTACAAAATAATCACGAGGATGGTAGCACTCCTCATAAGCAAGACCACAGCGTCCGCATGACTGGAACTTAGGATCATCATTTAACCTATGTCCTACTATCCTGCATAATAGAACCTTAAGGTTCTTCTTAAATCCAAATCTAAACCGATGGTAAATCATAACTCTGGTTTTGGTTTGTTCTTCATGTTCAACTTAATTGCATCTAAATTATCTACGATGTACTCCCTTACATCCTTCGAACACTTATTGTTCACATACATCCAATAAAGATCTGAATCAGGAACTTCATCCATTCTCTTGCCCTTGTGTTGACCGGTTGGCATAAGTGATTCATCTTCTAACATAGCTTATAGTTTTAAGTTAAATAACCCAGTTATTTATAGCTATTGTTAAAGATCACTAAATAGACACGGTAGATATTGTCTTACTTCGGATAGTAAAGGAAGCATAAGTTCTCTCATTTGAGGATGTGCAGCTTGAGAAGTGCGTTGTTTGAAGATGGTTCTCCATTCCCGGAAGTTTGCTGTAACCACAATCTCGGTCTTCAGAGAGTTTGGAAGCACTGAACGAGCTTGCTGAGGTTGCCATCCTGCGTTAATTAAGGCTAGATAATTATTCTGTGCCTGTTGCATAGCCTGTAACCAAAGAGTCATAGCACCTTGCATTGGATCTGATTCTAATATTTCTTTGGTTGTCTCAAAGGAAGCGTCGTCGATGGATGCCCTTGATTTATCGTCAGGAAGAAAAGGTACCCATGGTGGGATGATGAATGTGAGTTGATTGTCAAACTTGTCCTTAGAATAGTTACAATACCGGGTAGATTCTTGTGAGAATGATGCAATTCGATGTCTTACAATTTCGTGGGTTACTCCGCGATCACATATAAACCTGACTGTCATCTTTTCATGCTCAAGAACTGATTCATGACCACGAGCTACTATCTTAGTAATAAACTCTTCAGCTGAATCTGGCTTTATACCTTCTTCACTCTTGTAGCAAGTTCTGCCTGCTTTCTCAATATTAGAAATGATGAGTTGAACGTTCAAAGGTTCAATCTCATAAGATGGGTAGATAAGTTTCATTGTTATATTGGTTTTATTAAGTCATTGAAGAATACAGGCATCTTGATGCAGAATTGTGTCAATAGATCAGACATCAAAGATTTCATGACGCCATGTGAGTTAGAAGCTGTGCGCTGTCTAATTATCTCACGCCACTGCCTTATATTTGCAGTTACCATTATCTCGGTCTTTAATCCTGACGGTAAAAGGGACGCAGCATCTTCCGGTGGCATTCCTGCTTCAAGTGCTTGAAAATAGCACATCTCGACAGACTTTAAACCATTCATCCATAAATCTTGCAAGTGCTTCTTATTTGATGGTATAGAGTGGCAAATAAATGTCAAATGACCTTCTGCAATGTAATTGCTGTAACTGGTAGACTCTTGAGAGAATGAACAAAGTCGATGGCGGACCAAACGGTGTGAAGTCCTGCGATCACAAATGAATTTAACAGAAATCAACTCGTGCTCTAACAGCGAAAGCCCACTTCCATTAATTTTAGTGAGCCTTCTGATTACTGTTTCCAGCTTTTCTTCTCCTGCTGTTTTATACCTTATGTCAATTGCCATTCGAATGGTATTGAGCATCTTGGGATACTGAATGTTAGTGAGTATCTCAACTGACGGGTCTTGTAGCTTCATAGAAATTTCTCCTTATAATCTTCCTGTAAATAAGCACACTTTGAACACATTGAGAACTGGCATGAGGCACATTGATAAAGACTGCCTGATACATTATTAATGAACAACTCAGGTATATTTAGGTTCAAAGGTTTGACGTTGTCTTCCCAGTTGGAACCATACTTGCCCATTAACCAACCAAAATAAAGGATACTCATAGTTTCCTTATCTTCGTCAGTTTGTGGTATTTCAAACTTCTTACCTGCATGAGCTTCAATGTCAGCTACAAATGCTTTATTCTCTGGTGCATACTTTGTTAATTCGTCAAACATTGGTGTTAATATTATTTAGTTGATATATCTGAAACCTCTGAATCCTATGTAGGGTACAGGAAGATCCAATTTGTGGAATGGTCCTGATCTTTGGATAAACTTACCTTCCCATACTTTACCTGTGGTTGTGCATTTGAATGACTGATTGGAATATCCTGTTATCAACATCCAGCCTTTTATAACATTCTTGTGACTAACGTAGCATTTCTTACCTGGCTCTGAATCCTTTGTAAAGGCTCTGACTTTGAAATTAAGAACTTGATCTCCCTCAGTCACATTATCAATTCCCCTTTGATAATCACTCCAATCAATAGAGGCTGGAATAGTTATGATGATATCTCTTTTCATACTTTTTAATACGAGAATTCAAGTAGGAATTTAAGCTTAAGGTCGTTACCTAGCACGTTTCCGGAGTTAACACAACGAAGCAGCCATTGTGAGACATCGTTATACCCTGCGGGCGGAATAAGTATGCGTGATCGCTTTCCTGCTGTCTTAAGCTCACGGGATAGTGACATAAGGTTGCTAATCCCGGTAGAATCGTTGTCCCCGATAATAATGTATTCATCAAACAAGGCTTTGATTATCCTTTTTGTGGTTGAGTTGCCCGAAAGGGTTGTGATTCCAAGGACATTTTCATTGGTTATAAGTTTTACAGACATAAAGTCTGAGGTTCCTTCAGTAAGATAGCATCTGTTCTTAGCAAGATCAAGTGACTTTAGCCCTACTAAGTTGAGGTCATCGTGAATGGTTCGTTTATCCTTATTTACAGACCTAAGCATTTCTAGGTGGTATTCACCACAATCTTCTTTGGTTCGATAACAAGGCATATTGTAGTCGTAGGTACCGTTTGGAAGAAACTCACATGTGAATCCTTCAATTGGGTTTTCCTTGACAAGTCGTGTCAGTAGATTCCAATGCATTACTTGATCCATTCATTGAATCCGGTTGCCATCGCATCTTGGATGGACTGATTTGGATTCTCTTTCATAGCCTGTAAGGCACTCAAAACTACCTCTGCTTCAAGATCGTGAGCGTTTGCTTGTGATACTAAGCTTGATACAAAATTAATGTCGTCCATATTATTTTAGTGTTAGTGCCATTATGGCATATTTGGATGAGCGTTCATAAAGAATATCACCTGCAACAGGAATAGGGTAAACTGGCATGATCAGCACACAAACACGGTCCTTTTCACGGAATAACCGAGCTTGAGTCTTACCATATGTCCAGAATACCTTGTCACCTGGCATGAGATCTACTCTGCTAAGAGGAAAATCATTACGGACTACCGTTTTGTAGGCTATTGCTTTCATTAAATAAATAGTATATTTCTTGCAAGAGTATCCTCAATAATTTCAGCATCTTCCGGCTTTGATTTGACCTTTAAGGATGAGGAGTTGCCATAAACTTTAACTGTCATCAAAGGAAACCCACTCTCAATCACACAAAAACCTGCTGACTCACAAGTAGCTTCTTTTGGTAAAAAATCACAGTGATTGTACATACCGTTAAATAATACAGCTGTCTTATGATTTGGCATTGCTGTAAAGGTCAGTATTACATACTTAAGGTCGTTCATGATAGTTCTGTGTCAATAAATTCATCTAACTTTGCTAAATGTGTCTGTATTCTTTTAATGAGATCCCAAGCTTTTATCTCTCCAGTCGGCAATGAACTTGAGAACTCATTCCTTATGTCAGTTAACTTTGTGTTTAGCTCCTTTAACTGATCATTTAATTCGGTTGATAAACTCATTTGGTGAATTGTTGAAGGTGTTGATTCTCTTTATAGATAGACTTAAGTACGATAGTGTCAGAGTACTGTTGTACAACTACCAACCTGTCACCTGTTTTAAGCGTAATGCTAGTGCGATGAATTCCAGTCTTGTCAATCAGGAAAATAGCGCCTGGAATCTGTTCAGGAATTTTGTCTTGTTTTATAACAACCACAGGTGGCTGTGCTCGTTTCCATAACATCACACCTACTCCAAACAACACAAATCCGAGACCTATTACTATTGACCAGGATATAAAAATCACTGTTCCTCTCAAGAAATTATTCCAGCTAAAGTTCTTCATGATTCGTGGTGTAATAATAAATAACCTACTCCTGATATTGACCTGATTCTTTCAAGCCCTTCAAGTTTCTCCTCAACAGTCTTCTTCAAAACACGGTAATAGTTCTGTTTCCAGTTGTGTGGTTCTTGCTCAAGAACTGGATATCTTACAACCTCTCCTCTATGGTGACATAAAAGAGTGTAAAAGGAAAGCTCGTTAACTCCGAGCTTTACTTCTTTTCCTTTTACAAAGACTGATGTTATCTTAGCTTTAGGCATTTTGTATAATATTAGCGTCTCCTCTTGGATGAGTGAGATCAAAAATTAGCCTGAGTGAGTCAAAGGGAATCTTAAAGGTGTACTTAGCACAGGTACAGATATTGTCATTCCCAACGCCTGTGCCAAATGTGATCACCTTAGCATTACATGTTGGAAGGGTCCATCTGCATGTATTGCATAAATGTCTGGTTCTATCTATCTTGCGTCTCATTTTTTTTTTTTTTTTTTTTT